GACAAGACGCTGAGCCACATGAACCGGCTGTGGTTCGCCGATAGCGCCAACCTCGCGGTCTATTACCTGCCCGTCCAGCAGAAGGCCGGGGTGGTCAGCTACCTCCCACTCAATGCCATCTTCCGGCGCGGCGGCCACATCGTCGCGATCCACAATTGGACTTTGGATGGCGGCGGGGGAATGGACGACACCCTGGCGATTTTTTCCAGCAACGGAGAATGTGCAATCTACGGTGGCACCGATCCCGATGCTGACGATTTCTCCCTGGTCGGCATCTTCAAGTTTGATTCGCCGATGTCGAAGAACAGCGTCATGAACTTTGGCGGCGACATCTACGCGCTGGTCAGCACCGGGCTAATCCCGATGTCGAGCATGCTGCGTGCCGAGGGCGAGCAGCTCGGCTCGAAAGCGGACAAAGACGTTTACACCGCCTTCCTCGATGTCTCGCGCGTCCATGCCACCGAATTCGGCTGGGGCGTCATGCTCGACTACCGGACCGGCGCCGCGATCTGCAACCTGCCGCTCGGTGGCGGCAAGTATAAGCAGATGGTCCGGTTCATGCCGAACCCGATCTGGTCGAGCTGGTCGAACCTCAATGCCCGCTGCTGGCAATGGGTCAACGGACGCTCGCTCTACGGCACCGACACCGGCAAGCTTTACGAGGTCAACAAGGACTATCTGAACGATGCCGGCGAGCCGATCACCGCCGACGTGCAATTCGCCTGGAGCCTGTTCAAGACGCCGGCCTATAAAAGCTTCAGGATGGTGCTGCCCTACGTCATCACTGATGGCACGCCGCGCCCGTTGGTCGAGATCCGCTGCGACTATGATCTGACCCCGCCGCAGAACTGGCCCGACATCTCCCTCAACGACCTCGGCGCCGCCTGGGATGTGGCCACCTGGGATGTCGATTACTGGGTGTCGCGGTCGCAGTCGATCGGCGAGTGGCAGGGCGTCAGCGGCGGCGGCCATGTCGGCGCGCCCCGGCTTAGGATCACCATCAAGGACTGTACCTTTTCGCTCGCGGCGATCGACGTGCTCTTCGAAGCGGGGGCGGCTGTATGATCAAGATCTCCTTCGAAGCTCCGCTGTCGCTTGAGGCGCTCGCCTTCCTCTCGGCCGAGACGGGCGTCGATTTCATGCGCCACGACACCTCGCGCTGGCTGTGCGCCACCGGCCGCAATGCGGACGAGATCGTCGGGGTGTGCTGCTTCGAGCCCTATCACTGGTTCGACTGGCACTACACCGCGGCGGTCACCGATCCGCGCTGCGTCACAAGGCGGCTGCTTCAGGCGCTGTTCACGGCAGTTTTTAGCCAGGCTGTCCGCGTCTCCGCGCTGATCGAGCCCGGCAATGAGCGGGCGATCAAGAACGCTGTGGCGCTCGGCTTTCGCTACGAAGGCTATGGCCGCCTCATGGTCGAGGGCCGCCGCGATGCGCTGATCTACGGCATGCTGCGCGAGGATTGCCGCTACCTGCCTCTCACCGCCTTCCTCAAGCCTGTCGATAGGCTTGAGGCCACCGGAGCATCTCTCGATGGCTAGCAGCCCGAAAAGCCCTGACCCCTATAAGCAGGCGAGTGCCGACCAGAAGGCGCAGTCAACCGCTGCCCAGCAGTCTGCGATTATAAACAATCCGAATGAGTCGAACTATTACGGCAGTCAGAACTATTCGATTGCCGGGTGGGAGAAGACGCAAGGCGCGGACGGCAAGTGGCAGTACACGCCGCGCTACAACAAGACCACGACGCTGTCGCCGGCCGAGCAGCGGATCGCCGAGCAGGATAGCGCCACCCGCTACAATCTCGGCGCCACCGCAGCCAATCAGTCGGGCAAGCTCGACGCCTATCTCTCCGAGCGCATCGACCCGTCGAAATGGCAGGCGTGGCAGATGGCGGCGGCACCCGGCGAGGTCCGCCAGGACCAGGGCCCGACCGACCGCGCCGCGATCGAGCGGGCGATGGGGGAGAGCTACCACCGGCAGGCCGATCCGCAGTTTAAGGCGCAGGACACGCAGCTCGCGCTGCGCGGGCTGAACCCCGGCTCGCAGGGTTACGGCAGCTTCCAGCAGGGCCGCGAGGACGCCATGGGCGAGGCCGCGCGCCAGGGATATCTGGCCTCCGGCGCTGAGAGCCGCAACGCCCAGGGCGCTTATAATGACGCGGCGCGGATGCGCTATGAGCTCGGCGCCGATTGGGCCAATCAAGCCAACACGCTTAGGCAGGCGCAGGCCCAGGAAGCCGGCTGGCTCCGCAATCAGCCCATCAACGAGATCATGGCGTTGATGGGCGGAAGCCAAGTCAATATGCCCCAATTTTCGAGCTTCTCGCGGCAAGGCATCGGCGCCGCCTCGCCCGGGCAGTATGTGTCGCAGAACTATCAAACCAAATCTGCCGAGGCGAGCGCGTTCAACAAGGGCTTGTTCGGCCTCGCGGGCGCGGGGCTTGGTGCCTGGGCAGGGCGGTCCGATCGGCGGTTGAAGGAAGACATCGTTCCGCTCGGTCACGAGCTGGCCGGCGCCCCGCTCTACGCTTTCCGTTACATCGACCGGCCTGGGCTACAGACCGGCGTCATGGCCGATGAGGTCCGCGAGCTGCACCCCGATGCGGTGCATGTCGGCGCTGACGGCTTCGATGCGGTCGATTACGCAATGCTTCTAAGGAGGGCCTGATGGGCAGCACACCAAGGTCTGACGGCAGCCAGCAAGCGGCGGCAGCCGTGCAGCAGCCCGGCGCGACACAGCAGCCGACACAAACATCCTGGGGGCGCGATGAACTGGCGGCGATGATGGGGCAGCCGCAGCAGGCGCAAAGTTCGCTTGCGGCGAAAATACAGGCGGAGACGATGGCGCGCGCAATGAGCAGGGGATACGGCGCCCAGGGCACCTATGCCGGCATGGGTGGCGGCGCCAGCTATACCGGCGGCATGCCGATGCGGAGGTAGCCTGAATGGCGCTTCAGTACTCCCTCTACGGCGGTGCGACCCGGCCTGATGCGATCAGCGGGCTCAACCCGCGGCTCGCCGCTGCGCTTGAGAGGCTCTATGCGGAAGCGCCGCCGGAGGTGCAGCGCGAGCTGGGGCTCAACTCGGCCTACCGTTCGAAGGAGGTCCAGCAGGCGCTGTGGGACAAGTCCGACAAGACCGGCCGCACGGTCGCGGCGCCGGGCAAGTCCAGGCACAATTCTGGCGAGGCAGTCGATCTGTTCGGCTTTGGGCTGAAGGGCGGCGGCCAAGTCAGTCAGGCGACCAAGGACTGGGTCGGCGCCAATCTCGGCAAATATGGCCTCGTCCGCCCCATGGATTATGAACCCTGGCACCTTCAGCTTGCGGATGCAGGCAAGGCGCCGCAGCAGGGGCCCCAGGCGGGCTGGACCCCCGAGCAGATCCAGAAGGCATTTCTGGACACGATCGCCGGGCCGGAGAGCGGCGGCGCCTACGACATCATGTATGGCGGCAACAAGTTTACCGACTTCTCCCGCCACCCGCACACGCCGCAGACCGCAGGCGGCATCACCTCGGATGTCGCCGGCCGCTACCAGTTCAAGGGCTCGACCTGGGACGAGCTGCAAGGCAAGTACGGCTACAAAGACTTCAGCCAAGCCAATCAGGATGCGGCTGCGTGGCAGTATGCCCGGGACATCTACAAGCAGAAGTCCGGCGGCGATCTGGTCGAGGCGCTGCAATCCGGCGACCCCGCCCGCATCAATGCCGCCAGCCAAGTGCTCAACCAGACGTGGACCAGCCTCCCCGGCGGCAAGGAGCAGAGCAAAGGCTACGGCAACAAGACCTTTTACGATGTCTATTCCGGCCACCTTGGCCCGGGTGGCGTTGCGCCTGCGATCGATACCAGCGGCGCCGGAGCTACCGTTGCCGCCGCTACAGGCAATCAGTTCGCGCTGCCGCAGACCGCGAAGGAGCGGCCGAAAAACTTCCTGCAAAGGTTCGCCGAAAATATTCAGGACGTTGCCGCCGCCCCAGATGCGCCGCGGCCCCAGGTGGCCATGCAGCCGCCGCCCGTCGCGGCGATCACCGCCGATAAGCCGGTCGCCCCGGTGGCCGCGATCGGCAGCCAGGATCCCGCCCGCCGGCAGCAGCTCGCCCAGCTCCTGGCGCAGCTCAATTCAGGAAAGTTGACGCTCTGATGGGTACATTTCCCGAAGATCCCTGGGCCGGCAAGCGCGCGGTGACCCCGCGCGGGCCGCGCGTCATCAAGACCTCGGCCGACGATCCGGCGGCCCAGCCTGGCGGCGGCATGACCTTGGACGCGCTGATGCTGCGGCAGAAGGAGCTCGCCGGGAATAAGGCGGCGATGCCGGCGACCATGGGCACGCCGATGGAGGGGGTCTTCTACGCCCTACAGAAGGGCCTGGAGGGCTATCAGCAGGGCAAGGCCGAGCGGGATGTCTCGACCGGCCAGCAGGCTGTAGGCAACGCGCTGTCCTCGCTGGGGCCCAATGGCGAGCTGACGCCCGAGGGCAAGGCCGCGCTGAGCCAATACGATCCCGACATGTTCCTGAAGCTGTGGGCACTGGAGCAGCAGAAAGCCAAGGTCGAGCAGTGGACGCCGATCCCGACGCCGCCCGGTGAGAACGGCCAGTGGTTCCGCAACCAGAACGGCGACGAGAAGAAGGTCGGCGGCGGAAGTCCAGGCGAGGGCAGCGTCAAGCCGACCGACATCTCGACGTGGCGGGGGCAGGTGCTTTCCGACGAAACCTACGTCAACGCTCGCAAGGTGGTGCCGACCTACAACACCATGCTCGCGGCCGCCAACGACAACACCGGGCCGAACGGCAAGCCCGGCAAGATCTCCGATCTCGCCTTGGTCTACGGCATGGCGACCATGCTCGACCCGGGCTCGGTGGTGAAGGAGGGCGAGCAGATCATGGTCCGCAACGCCCAGAACCTGCCCGACTGGCTGCTCGGCAAGATCAACGGCATCAACGGTGGCCAGGAGATCGGCGACGACACCCGCATACAAATCATGTCGCTGGCGCACGAGAAGGCGAGCGGCACGCTCAGCGCCTACGAGCAATTCGCCAAGGGCATGCGCGAGAGCGCCGCCCGCAACGGCTTCAACCCTGACGACATCGTGCCGAACCTCGGCACGGTCCAGCCATGGACGGGGCGCCAGCAGGAGGGCGAGAAGCCGCCGAAGCCTTTCGACCAGATGAGCAATGAAGAGCTGAAAGCCTGGATCGCGGCTCACCCTAACAGCGCGGGAGGAAGCTGATGCCCCCAACCCTCCTAGAACAGGCACAGGCGGAGCTGGCGAGGCGGCAGGCTGCCGGCGGGACTGGGACGCCCGCCGCGGCTCCGACCGCACCAGCGGCCCCGGCAGCGGGCACCGATCAGCAGCCGCCGCCGATACCGGAAGAGCTGCTGCATTCGACGCGCTCCCCCCAGGACCAAGCCCTGGCCGAGATGGCGAGGCGGCAGCAGGAGGTCCACCCGTTCAAGGCGCTCTCCACCGGCCTGCGCAATGCCGGCGAAAGCCTCGCCGGGGCCGGCGCCGACCTGACCGAGGCCGAAATCCCGCTGGTCATCAAGCTCATGAAGATGATGGGTGCCGACGACCAAACCATCCAGTCGGCCACGGAATATCTGTCGGGTGGCCCCGCGCTTAGCTCGATGAACACCGAGGCCGTCAAGAGCTACACCGATGCGGCGGTGAACAAGGTGCTGCCCGAGGAGCAGGCGGCGGCGGTGAAGGACTTCACCCGCCACGAGGCGCAGAACACCGCCGAGCGGCGGTTCCAGACGGCCGGCGAGTTCATCCCGATGATCGCTGCCCCTGAGACGGCGCTGTCGAAGCTCCCCGGCAAGATCATCACGAAGACCGCCCCCCGCCTTGTCGAGGCAACGCCGGGCGTCGTCAAAAGCCTCGGCACGGCCGCCACCAAGGTGGCGGTGCCTGCGACGGTCACCGAGGGAGCTGGAGAGGCTGCGCATGCGGCCGGCGCCTCGCCAGCGGTCGAGAATGCGGTGCGGATTGTCGCCGGCTTCCTCTCCAGCGGTGGGATCGAGCAGGGCGTCAAGATGAGGCTAGACCGCGAGGTCAAGGCGATTGTCGATGCCGGCCCCGCGGCGATCAAGTCGGTGTTCGACAATCTCACGGCGCAGCACATGTCGGCCGAGCAGGCCGCCGCCAAGATGCGCGAGATGGGCCTGCCGGGCGTTGATGCGATGCTCTTGGACACCGGCACCAATACCGTACAGCAGGCGCAGAATATCCACGCGCAAGGCGGCCCTGGCCGGGCGATCATCGAGGAGCCGCTGAGGGCGCGCGACCCCAAGATCAACGAGGGCTTGGAGACAAAAGCAGAGGGGGTGGTCGGGCCGCGCAAGCAGCCGAGCGTGGTTGAGCAGGCGCTTCAGGAGAAGCTCGATGAGGCCACCCGCCAGCAGTCGGCCTCGCACGTCAATCAGGTTCAGGATGTCGATCTCCAGGGCATGGCGCACGAGATCGACGCGCGGATCGCCAATGAGAAAGACCCCGGCCTGATCAGTAAGCTCCAGACCGTGCGCAAGCTGCTCGACGCACCGGAGGCCAGGGGCGGCGGGCTGGAGACGACCTCGGCCCAGGCGCTCAAGGTCCGTCAGGCGATCAAGGGTATGATCTGGGACGCCAAGGGCCAGATCCGCGATATCAACGACACCGAGCTGGGCGCGCTCAAGGAACTCTACGCCAGGACCAACAAGGCGATTGAGCCGGCCAATCCGTCGCTGCGCGCGGCCGATGCCGGCATCGAGCAGGTGAAGAAGGAGGGGGAAGCCTTCGTTGAGGGACAGAAGGTCTACCAGAACAAGCCGGCGCACGAGGGCGGCATCACCGAGGTCGAGTTCAAGCAGAACTTTGACAAGATGACGCCCGGCGAGCAGCAGGCGCTGATGGATGGCGTCAACGTCGAGACGTGGCGGCAGCTCGGCATCAACGCCAACAACTTGGTCAAGCTGAAGGATCTCGTCAAAGGCGACGGCAAGTGGAACCACCAGAAGCTGGCCGGGATCTATGGCGAAGAAAAAGTCCAGGGGATGATGGATGCGCTTGAGAACGCCAAGCAGCTCCGCGAGAACACCCGGGAAATCGTCCACGGCTCCAAGACCGCATCAGCGACCGCAATGCGCGACAAGAAGGGCACGCGCAGCGCCGGTCAGGCGATCTCTGACGCGGTGCCAGAGGTGGCGGGAGCCGCGGCCATCGATGTCCTAAGCGGCAGCGGCGGCGCCGTCACGACGGCAGCGGCGCTCAACAATGTGAAACGCTTCATCGTGGAAAAGCTGGCCGGCGGCGAGATCGCCGATCCGGCGCTCTCCGATCAGGCGGCGCGGGTGCTGAAGATGAACGACCCCGACAAGGTCATGGAGCTGGGAAAGATTCTGGCGACCAGGGAGCAGCTTGGGGGCGGCGTCAAGAGCCCGGTGCTGGCGGCGCTGCTGGCACGCCAGACCGATGTCTCGGACAGGAAGGAAAAGCGTTAGCGGCGACGCTTGGCGCCCACTTCGAGCATGATCAACAGGACGTAGATGCCAAGGACGGCAATGAGGTTGGGGACGGTGAACAGTTCAGACACGGCAGTGCTCCAGAGGGTTTGGGAGCCCGGTATATAGTGGTTAACGTAGTGGATGACAACCCCTAATGGCCTCGATCCAATCCAGCACTGATCCCCGCATCGCCCAGCCGGCGATGTCGCTGCGCGATCGGCTGGCGGGATATCTTCAAAACGCCACCAGCTATCTGCCGGCCTCGATGCAGAGCTATCCCGACATTCCGCAGATGGGCGTCAAGCAAGGCACGCTGGCCAAGGATCTGATGACCCCGGTCGAGAATGCCCCGGTCGTCGGTCAGGCGCTGGCGGCCGAGGATGTCGGCGCAGCTCGGCAGCGGGGGGACTGGCTCAGCATGGGGGCGGCGGCGCTCGGGCTGATGCCGGGCGGCGGCGCCGAGAAGCATGCCGCTAAGGAAGCGGTGGAGGCCGGTCGCGACACGCTGGCCAGGATCAGGGCCTATCACGGCAGCCCGCACGATTTCGACAAGTTTGACCTCTCCAAGATCGGCACCGGCGAGGGCGCGCAAGCTTACGGCCACGGGCTGTACTTTGCTGAGAATGAGAAGGTGGCGAAGGATTATCGCGATACGCTCAGTGATAAAGGCTGGGATGCGACTGTAACGTACAAGGGAGAACCGCTCGTTGCAGGTCATGCCGATGACGACTATGCGGAACTCGCCAAGCATGCCGTCGCGAGCAGGGTGCAAGGTGGGGAAGATCCTCGCGGGGCCATAATCACGGAGTCAGGCGAGTGGGGGCGGTCTGGAACTGAGCGCGGGCGGCGTATAGCCGCCGAGGTAGCGAAGCTAGATCCTGCCGATTTCGTTCGCAGTAAAAACAACTCTGGCCACCTCTACGAGGTCGACATCAACGCCGATCCCGAGCACTTCCTCGATTGGGATAAGCCGCTGAGCGAGCAGAGCGAACACGTTAAGCGCGGTATCGGTATGGATAAGCTGCCGCAGAAGCCGTCTCCTGAAGAGACAACGGCTCTTTTCAAACTCGCCCGTGAGCGCGGCGTTCCAGCCCATACGATGCCGGAATACAAGGCGCTTGAGGCGCGTATGGATAGTGCTACAGGGGATGCTTGGGGTGCGCTTGGCATCCCTCCTCCCAATGTGAGCATGCGGCCGGAAGAATTGCCCGGTTCGCTTTACTACCAAGGACTGGCAACGGGTGATGCAGGTGTAACGCATTTGAGCGCCGGGGCTCCCGGGAGCCCCGAGGTTTCAGGCTCTCTTCAATCGCGAGGTATCCCCGGCATCAAATACCTCGACCAGGGATCGCGCGCCAACGTCGATACCAATGAAATTCGCGGCTCTCTAAGCATGTGGCAGGCGGCGCTCAAGAAGACGCCGAATGATCCCTACGCTCAGCAACAGGTGGCCGATCTAACGGCTAAGCTTGCTCAGGCTGAAAAGGGCGGCACTCGCAACTACGTGGTCTTTGACGACAAGCTGATCTCCATCGTGAAGAAGAACGGCATCGCTGCCGCACTGGCCGCCGGGCTGATCACCGAGAGCCAAGCGGCAGAGCTGCGCGAGCAGGGATATGACGAGTGACCGGCAGGGCACGAGCCGGCTGAGAAGAGGGAGAACTGAGATGTATGCCACGGCCGGCATTGATATGATCGCAGCAGGAGAGCGCGCCAACGCTCTGCCTGCCACTTCCCGACGCCAACCTTTCACGGAGGTCAACATGGGCGCCCCCAGGGGTATTCGAAACGGCAAGCACCGTCACGGCCACAATGGCGCTGACGGGCAGTCCCCGACCTACAAGTCGTGGGACAACATGATCTCGCGATGTATGCGGCAGAGCCATGGCAGCTACTGGCAATATGGCGGCCAAGGCATCACCGTTTGCGAGCGATGGCTGACCTTCGCCAACTTCCTTGTCGATATGGGCGAGCGTCCTCCAGGGAAGTCCATCGATCGCATCGACAACTCGCGAGGTTATGAACCCGGCAATTGTCGCTGGGCAACACATCAAGAGCAGATCCGAAACAGCCGCAAGGTGAAGGCGATCGTGCGCTCAGACGGAAAACGCTACGCCACTGCTATCGATGCAGCGCATGACGTTGGCGTGGATTATGCTGGGATCGTTAAGTGTTGTAGAGGCCAAAGAAAGTCCGCTGGCGGATATGGTTGGTATTACGCAACTGTAGAAGGGGAATAATACCATGCCGTACAATGGATCTGGCGTCTTTACTAGGTCGATGAACTGGGTCAGCGACGCAGTTGCTGGAATTAAGATTAGAGCAGATCGTCATGACCTTGAAGATGATAATTTTGCGGGCGGGCTATCGAACGTCATCTGCCGTGACGGGCAATCGGTCATCACCGCCAACATCCCGATGAACGGCAAGCGGATCATCAATCTCGGCAACCCGGTCGCCGATCAGGACGCGGTGACGCTC